CCATCAGTTAGTACCTCCTTCGAGGGCAGCGAGCTTGGCTTCAAGAGCCTCGATGCGGGTTAGTGCTGTCTGTAATGCGGTGTAGAGACGCGCTTGGAGCATTCCGTTGTCGTAAGTGTGGATGACGCCAACGTCATCAGAACGGTCTGTGGCAATCCTCATGTCGTCTGGCACCTCGTCTGCCATTGGTCCGTAAGAGGCAGAGGGTGAGCCAATAAAGTTGTATTGATAAAAGGGAGTTTCCTTAACAGTCTTCCAGGCCGTATCAGAATCAACGGCAACAATGTTTTCCTTAAGGCGACGCTCAGAAGATATTGGCTGAATTGTCGTGTTGCCTGCAGAAATTGTGCCCTGGTTATTAACCTTAAAGACCTCAACAAATGAACCGCCTGGCGCTCCCCTTTTAATGCCTAGAACTGTTTGGTTGCTTGGAGCACCGTTCTCCCAGAGCGCCATTGCCTGAAGGTTTGCAGCGGTCGCAAACGTGGCGCTGCCGTCTGCGTTCAGTTGGCTAGTTGCGGTGGTATTTCCTTGGGTGTATCCACGGAAAATTAATCCACTTGAACGGCAAGCCTGGTAATAACCGCCACTGGCAATGCTGACACCAACCCCCACTCCAGCTGTCGGGTCTTCGCCTGCAATAACAGTGCCAGCAAACGTGGCGCTGCCGTCTGCATTCAGGCTGATGTTCGGCGCAGCAGTCGTATTGCCGACCTTTACATCGCCGCTGGTAAAGACACTATCTCCCGCAGTGTTCGGGCTAAGCTCCGTCCCACTCCGTGTCCACAAACCACCAGCCGCACCGCCGCCAGCAATCCTCACTACTGACCCAGCACTATCCTTGATATAAAGCGCTGGATCAGAATCATTAAAATTGACCGCAATCTGTCCAACATCTAAGTCAGCAGCCTGTGGCGCCTTCCCGGCAACACTGCTGCGTAAATGCTGCAACTTGATAGCCATCTGCTATTTAGCGAAGAACACACTCATCTGAGTGTGCTTTCATTCTATTAAGGGTAAGTTCCCTCATCAAGAGCCGTCACGTTCACCCATTGACCAGTTGCTGAATAACTCAAAAGCTGATCTTCTGTTGGACTTGTCAGCGTTACATCCAGCAGATCACCCAGTCTGCTGGCGCCGCCACTGCCGCCATTAAGCGTGTCGATCCGGGCATAACCAGCAGCCGCGCCATTACAGAGGACCCAATCACCAGGGTCAAAAGCCACTCCAATGACAGCCACTTGAGGAATGCCAGAGCCAGCCACATCGACGACAAAATACGTTCCAGTTAGCTGGTCCGTAGCATTTTTCAACGCATCGCCAATGTTGTAACCAGCCGCTACACCAAAGCTCGTTACACCAGTGATCAAGCCGGTGGAAGCATCAATTGTTCCGCTATACCGCAAGTTCTCCTGCGACAAGCGACCAATAGAAATCGGCATCCATGAGTTGCCGTTCCACATGTGCAACCCGGCTGTGCTCTCCTGATACCAGAGAGTGCCGATGTGATTGCCTGTCAGCTGTGGTATTGCTTCTTGGATATAGCTGACGCTGTAATCGGCCAGCTTTGCTCTCGTTATTGCAGAACTTCCAATACGGTCTGCAGATAAAACTCCAGATTGAATCTTGTCTGCTGATAGCGGCGGGATGTCGCTGCTTTCAATCAAACCACCGTTGGTAACACGACCTTGCTGATCAACCGTGACCTTGGTGTATTCCCCAGGAATAACGCTCGTGTCACCCAGCGTCACGTTGCCGTTGCCATCAACAAGCAAACCGCCTGTCAATGGATACTGCGCAGCGCCGATCGTGCTGTTAGTCGCAACAGGCAGGTGCCCAGGTTCAATATCGTTAACGTAGAGAATTTGACCAAACTCGTTGTAGGCAACATTCGCAACGATGTTTGGTGTGGTCGTGTAAGCAATGGAGATCTCGCCAGTGCCATCAACCGCCAAACCGCCAGAGGTTGGAACACTGACAGCACCAACGCTAGTAGTAGTGGCTAGCGGCAGATCCGCCACAGGAATTGGCGAAACAGCACCAGTAATTAGACCGTGCTCGTTCCAGCTAATACCTGCACTGTCACCAGGAATAATGCTATTGGTAATGCCAATCTTGTCGAGCGTAACATCAAGACCGCGATCAGCTACATTCCCAAACTTGGCACCAGTGATTGAGCCGTCGTTAATCTTGCTGCCGTCAACGTCTGAAATCTTGACATCAGTAACCGCCCCGTCTTGAAGCTTGGCAGTTGTAATTGACCCGTCAGGAATAGTCGACGTGGGGGAATCGATCTTATCCCAGGGGATACTTGCCGAATCAATTAGCGTTACGCCTGACTGGACTAAGTCCTTGGCCGTGATTTTCTTCGTCTCTGATGCTGAGAGATCAGAAACAGGCAGAACATCGGCAGAGGCCAGACCCGGACCCAGTAGCTCTGGAAGCCTACTAATCTCTAGGTCTGGCATAATCCCGAAGACTCTATGGGCTAATTCTAGTCGCTCTCTTCTAGCCGCAGAGCTGAGCCGTCTTCCTGCAAGAGCAAGCTGCTGTCCTCTTGTAGCAGATAGAACGGAGGTTCGCCCTGGTGCAGGGTGATCGGACCTGTTGCAACGAACTGCACCTGTGTCCGCACGATCTGGGTTGGCTCTACTGACAAGGCATGGTTCGTGACCATGCACTTGCATTCGTACCAGATCGATGGCTCGCCGACTACGGCGTAGACGTAGAACCTTCCATAAAAATCAGAGCCTTGCTTAAGGCGAAGAATTAGGCGTGCCAGATAACTGGGAAACTCAACGTTGCCAGGCCCCGTCTCTTCGCACGGTCCTCTCTTGTGCTCCCACAGGCATTCAAGTGTTCCTTGACCGCTGATCAGTCCAGCCTCGTAATAAGAACGAAACTCATCGCCCAATACATCGGTCTGTACTTGGTCACGGTTTGTGGTCAGCTCGAACCCGCTAACCTTTGCCAAGCAGTTAAAGTCTTTGTCGCGATTCTGGATAAAAATTGGAGCCGACTCTGTCGGCTTTACCAGCGTCAATGCATCATTCTGTCCACCTGCAAGTGCACTCGAAAAGCTTGTGTAAAGCCTTAAACCACCTGCGTCATCAATATGGATATAGCCACGCCAGTCGCTGTAGTAAACGCCGTCACTGTCTACATGTCCAGCTACTAGCTCCAATGGGGAGCCATCGGTAGTGCTGATCGTGACTTGATCGCCTGTGATCAGACTTCCTTCGGCAGAGTCGACGCTAAACCGTTTGCGGTCGACGTTGACGTCATCGGGATCAAGGGTTGTAGTCAGCGCTTGCTGGGATGCATCACGCCTGAGTTCGACATGACCGTTTTGCCCTAAAAAGACTGCCATATCAGACCAGTGGTGCGTTAGTTATACCAGAGCTTAGATTGCTATGACTCAATGGAGCACCGTTCACTTCAAATGCGATGTCGGCGGCTAGAACTTCCCCGACGTTCATGCTCATTGATACTGATGTGATCAAAGCAGGTAGCGTTAGCCAACGACCGTCTGCTGACCCGTCTTCAACTTTTAGCTTCAGCTTTACTGGCTCGGGTGGATCGTTCTGGCCGTCCCCTGCCGTAGAGCCCGACTTGATTACTTTGCTAAGCAGCAACCCACAGTCATTCTTGACGCTTCCGCCACCATCGTAGTTGTAGTAATACAGGCGGCAGCTGCCACTCATGCTGCGGATACCGTAGATCAGCGTACGGTCAGTGTCTGACAGCACTGTCGTGTCCAGCACGTTGACAGTGCTGCTAAAACTCCAGGAAACAACCTTCGCAGCAGGTTGAGTGCTGTCGTCAATAAACAACTTGCCTTGCTGTCCGGCGTAAAAAGGCATAGCAGCGGCTCGATAGGTAAATTCTAATTGCCGTCGAGTACACCGACGAAGCTACAGCTCACGCTGCTGACTCCTGGATAAACCGATCGGACTTGTGGTGGTTCGGCATAACGCCACAACAGACCCGACCCTCCCGTCTCCGCAAGATAAGCTGCTAACTCACTAGACGCACCAGCGGTGCCGGACGTCGCGGCAAACGTTACGTAGTTCCAATCACGGTTAACTGCCTCGTAGTTGGCGAGGATCAACGCAGCTTGCGCATCGGTGATGTTGTCGAACTGCAGAGACAAGCTGGAATCAACACGGCGATTGCCGAAACGCACCACGGTTCGTGCGCCGTTCTGTGCTGTGAAATCCGTTTGTGGATACGCGCCAGGGGTGTATGACCTAGCGGAAGGCTTAAGGCTTGGAAATGCGACGGCGAGCATGGCTAGAAGACGTTCGGGACGTAGTAAGCAGGGTTCCAGTCGAGAATTGCCAGCGAGCCGATGTCGGTCAGAGGCATGTGAGAACCCGCGACTTCCACTAAGCCATCTTCAGCGTAGGTGAGTGCTTCGAGTTTATAGACCCTTGATTCAACCGTTGTCGACTTAAACGTGAAAACTGTGTTGTAAAACGAAAAATCAGCACAGCGTCCATTTGCAACTATGAGCGTACCTTCGCTGACGCCTTCAGTTCCTGCTCGCCAGTAATACACCTGATACGCGCCATCGGCAAGTTGATTGGTGCTAGTGATGAAGCCCTCGTTATTGATTGAGCCGTTGTCAAAGCGGTTGGCGTGGCTGGATGCGCTACTCACCTTGAAATACTCGCCAGGGACTAGACCCATGGCCGCCTGCGGTGTGGTCTTAAAGGCGATACTGTGGTCAACATGCTTTCTGACACCTAAGGCAAACAGGGCGAACCGCAGTGCGTGTGTTTCGCTTGTGCAGAAGCTAGAGAGGTCAAAAGTCTCAATAGGGTCTGAATCAGAACCGCCGTAAGCATCAGCAAAACGCAGCGTAAAGTTACGTGTTTTTGGGAAGCCATTGATCGTGTCTTCGCGCCACATGACTTCTGCTCTGAATAGTTGACGCTCTTCGGGCAGCAGCCACGTCACCTGCATATCAACCATGTTCCCGTCCGTGAAGAGCGCGAGAATATTAGGTTTGCCGTTGTTGTTGATGCGACCCGTGGAGTAGGTAGGCACTGAGGGCTTTAGCGCAAATCGCCCGCCGATAACCGTTGCATCTAGCAAGCAATACTGGGCTTGCTGATACACCCATTGACGGAAGTTGATGCGTTCGTTGACGACACCGTCCCAGGTAAAACCATTCGCTTCACAGAAGCGAGAAGCTTCGGTCATTGCATCACGGTCAACCTGTTGGGGCCCAAGAATCTTGCCAGCACCCCAGACCTCGTTCGTCATCATCGCGAAGACGATGTCAGGCAATAAGTTAGAGGCTTCAGCCCTGCCGGTAATTAGGTTTTCCACCACAATGCCTTTCTTCATGAAGGCAGAGAAGCTGCTGAAGTTCGTCCATTCCGTGGAAGAGTTGATCCGAAGACCGCCGGTAGTCATGTCGGCGTAGGTCGGCGTAAATTGCGCACGCTTTTCGTTAATTGCGACGACTTCGTGCTCAGGTGAAGACTCGTTACTTTGGGTTTGAGAATCAAACGCGGAGATATCAACAAGTGCGTCGTACGGTTGGTAGTTTTTGACTTCACGGATGCTTTCATCAACAGTGACCGTGCCAGTGATCGTCACCATCCAGATTTCTTTGCCGTCTGTCGG